GATATTATTAGATACCTGACTACTAACCTCCTCAACGTTAACCCCCATACTTCTGGCAATATCAACCACCTTCTGTAGTTGATCACCAGCTTGGTAAACTGAATATCCAGCATCCTTAAAATTCTCAACAATTGTTGGTATCCTCAAACCAGTTACCTCACCAGCGGCGTATAGTTGTTGATACGAATCCGACATTAGAACCAAATTTCGGTTCAACACTTCAGATATATCTAACTGAATTTGTTTAACACTACCAAAACTACCACCTAACGCCTCAACTTCCTTAACCGCATCGGACAACCCTTGTTTGATTGCCAAAATATTATCACGACCAGTACCGAATTTTTTAATAACTTCAGTTGCCGCATTGTCAACATCAGCAATTTTATCAAAAACATCACCAATATCAATATTCGTAGAAATGTTTTTAGCGTAACTATCAAAAATTTCCTTTAATTGGCTTTTAGCGTCGTTAATACTATTTTGAAATAAATTTCCCTCGTCATTCATATTAAGTTTTTCTTATATAAAATAAATATGCCGAAGGGTTGTTATTCCTTCGGCGTATTATTCTCAATGATTTTATTTATTAAGTATTTTCTGATATATGTTGGAAATGTTAAAAACTCGTGATATGAAGTCCTTAAGAATTTTGCCATTAAATAAAATTCATCCAACAAATAAGTCGCATAATTAGAAGAAAGGGCGAAAAAACTCAACCCCAAAAGTAATGTTAAACACTACTCTATCTCCTGATGGGGCTATTACACTTCTCGTTAAATCTAACGAAGGTTGGTTTTTATTTAAGAATTCACGAATATATTTTGAGTCCATGATTGGCATTGAATCAATGAATTTAGAAATCATCATCTTATCATCATTACCATCAACAGATACTATTTGTTTGTTTAACCTCCAAGTCACCGTTGGAACAATCCTTCCTTGAGGATACATTTCAGCCATACGATCTAACTCAACAACTTCACCATAAGTCAACAATCTTAATTTAACCGTTGAACCGCATTTAGGTAAAATAGTTGTGAAAAACCCATCTTCATCTGGACTAACATCCGTCTTTTTGAAATCAATTTCATCTAAAATTTCAGTATGTTCAAATGATTTTCCAGTTTTAGGATCGTTGAGAATTAAATTATATTCCGGACCAAATGAAGTATTTCGTAAATACAATAAAACTGTTTGAATATCACCCTCAACCATTTCTTCTGGTCTTAAATCATGTTCATACAACTTATTTCTAACTAAAGACAAAACAACATTGTCGGTATTACCCTTAATTGAATTTAACAATAAATTTTCATCTGTAGCAGTTAAGAATCCAACTTTAACAGATTTCTTTTTTGATTTATAAAATTTTCCACCCGATGGTAAAGCAACCACATCGTGGGGTAATGTGAAATTTTCAGTTGCCGCTTGTAATAGCTGATTATCCATATATTAATATTTTACAAAAAACATAAATGATAAAATCAAGAAAATAAAGGAATTTTTAGTATATTCGTTGAATAAATATTTTATGAAAAAAAATTGTTAAAACTATTGACTTATCAAAATTAAAAACCTACTTAATAAATATATAATTATATATATTATAATTATATTAATATATACTAGTATATATTAATATAACCCATTCAGTAACCCATTCTATATTATATTTTATATATTAATTTTTTTTATAATTAATTATTAATATATTATTATTATATAGGAAATTCCTATCGGACTAGTAGGTCTTTTTTACTCCTCCAGCAGTTGAATACATCTTCAAAATATTATCAGGATCATCCTTGAAGTGTCCTTTAACTTTTTCAAGATTTCTTAAGTCATCATCCGAAAACCCAATTTGGGGTATCGCAAATTTATTACTAACCTTATTTTTCAAAAAAGCTTTTTTCTGAATGAAGTTTGATACCTTGCGAATATATCCAATGAAATCGTTCAATGCTTTGATTTTACCATCTTCTGGATTAGCCGCTGACCCTTCACCATAGGTAACGGGGTAAAAGCGGCACAGATTCAAGTATTCACGTATTAAATCACGTTTTGGAAGTTCCTCCTCGTCGGCAATATCGCGATATTTAATCAAATTCTTCGCTAACTCGTCAGAATTAATACCTTGATGGTCAGAAATGATTAAATTATAAACAGCTTCCTTCATAACAGATGGTGTATGACCTCTAGCCGTTACAATTGAAAAAATTGAACCATTGTTAATCGCTTCAACAAAATCAGACCAAGCTGGACCCAATTTAGCAGTCATAGAATCAATAACAAAATTCTTATCACCAGTAGTTGTAAAATATCTAAACGGTAAATCCGCAAAACCAACAATTGTATGACCTTCATATTCAAAAGGTTCTTTACCAATTTTTACACGATATTCAGCGAAATCTTCAGTACCCATCGGAACTTCTTCACCCTTGTCATCCATTAAAATTATTTTTGTAGGCATATACATAATGTTGTCATCCCAATCAAATGCGTAATATTTCATATCCGGAGTTCCTTCTTCTGTTATCCCCTCCTTAATTCTTCTTTTTTCCATATTGATAAATAGTTTGTTGTAAAAAAAAATGGGGGTTAAAATACCCCCATTTAATTATTTTTTTTTATTTTTAGATGTTGTCAAAAGACGCTCCAGATGGTGTGATATAGAATGTAATATCTATAAATTCTAGTGCCGAAGACGGCTTGATATACACCTTCCCAGTCATTTGATTACGATCCAAATCAGCAGAATCAGAAGATACCTCAACTCTAAAGTCGTATAATCCACGATCACGTCTGATTGAATCTAAAATTGGATTTACCGCATTCAAAAAGTCCTGTCTAACCTTCTCATCATTTTGTTCAAATAAAAGTCTTACAGATACCGCAGAAATCAATTTACGAGCTTGTAATAACAATCTTCTAACGTTCATTCTGTTTAGAGCAGAATCTTTAACTTGAAGTGTTTTATTACCCCAAATCACAGTACCAACGTCAGAGAATGTTGCGATAGGATTTAATCTACCATTGTACAATACATCACGATCTTCTTGAGTTAACTTTTTACGAGCTTTAATTGAATTAACAATACCTCTAGTATAACCTGCCGCAGCAAACCAAGGGAATGAAATATTATCCGTTAAAGCAATATTTCTAACCACTTCACCAGTTGGTGGTAAATAGATTTGTGTATTGTTATCCGTATCTTTTGTTAAAACCCAAGGGTAATAAGTTGAAGTGTAGTTAGAATCAATTCCCGCGTTATCCAAATTATCAACAGCTTCTTGAGGGTAGATTAAATCTGTAGTTCCCGCATTAGGTGTTAATAAGTTATAATCTGGTGTTGTTGTAATATAGATTGAATCTGCACGATCATTTTCAACCATATCAACTACTTCAGCAACTAAATCTGAATTGTTAACATAATCAATACCTGGTGATACGAATACGTTAATATTTACCGCTTCAGGGTTAGCAAATGTTCTATAACCCAATAAATAAGCATAATAATCCGAATTCGCCCAATCTTGTGTATTATCACCAATAGTGATTTGTTTGAACGCACCCCATCCAGTTGCGTTAGGATATTTAGTTGAACATACCGGACTAAATCCTTTTAAGAATCCAGTTCTACCGATTTTATACTTATCTTCGTTAGTTCTACGCTCTCTATAGATATCCCATCCGTCAAAACCACCAGCAACAACTAATGTAAATTTACGAGCATATAATCTGTAATATGGGTTTGATTCATTCGTTGGGTCAGAAGTAAATTCCGCATTACCAACGTAATAAGCCGTTTCACCACTAGTTGAATAACCATTAGGAATTAAGATTGAGGCCGCGTTGATATCCATATGGAATCCTTTTGTCTTATATAACCAACCATCACCAGTTGAATCACAAGGTGATAAAGGTGTTTGCTTACCTTTATAGTTAAACATACTAATATCCACACCCATCTTATCAGAAATACCTAAATAAGTACGTCTAACATTATCACCATTACTAATAGTTTTGTTATCACCACCAGTTGTAAATCCAAATGGAGGATTAAAAATTTCTTCACCTGGGAAATCATATTTAGTTTTATAAATTGGGAATGATGGTTTTGCTTCAGCGTATTGTCTATTTTCATACCCATCAAAACCACAAGGTAAAGCATCAATTGGTGCGTTTTCATTAACCTCAACCATGATTAGTTTAGAGTTTAATTGGTATTCACCATCAACAGTACCGATTTTTTTAGCGATATATCCATTATCACTTGGATTAAGATTACAGTTTGTAAATTTCTCTAAAACAACAGGATTTTCATCACTATCAAAGAAATCACGAACCAATACATCAAACGTTCCATTATTGAATGAAATGTTAACAATTGAAATTTTTACTTCAGTGTTAGCACCTTCACCATCTGAAATCGTTGTAAACTTGAATAATTCATATACTTTATTACCACGTAGTTCAGATACAACCCATGGTGATGATGGTGTTTGATATTGTTCTAAATACCAACCAATTGATGAACCATCTAAACCTCTAGATTCAGGTAAAGCAGTTAATTCACAATTCAATCCACGGATATACCCTTTTTTATAAGCGTAGTTTAATAACGCTGGATAATTTTCTTCAACGAATAAAGGAACAGATTTTCTATCTTTACCAAAATTTGAATTTCCAAATACTTTTGACAAATATTGAGTATCTGAATTCATGAATGAAGTTTCAAACGTGAAGTTAGTACCATCAATATTTTTGACATTCAACGCAAATTTAGCAAATGGGTTTTTATAAACTCCAGAATATTGTCCAGAACATACCATTGATACATCTGTTAAACCAGATACTTCATAAATTGCACCACTACCATCAGTATTAATACCTCTAGATCTTAATGTTGCGATAACTAAATCATCATAATTAGTATAAGCAGTTCCAGAATAAACAAATATAGTACCCATTAAATTCCCAGTATAACAATCTGTTGGTTTTAATGTAGTAGTCGTTGTAGTTGTTGTAATACCAGTTGGTGCACAAGGGTTAGTTGTGGTAGTTGTAGTCGTTGCAGGAATAGTTGTTGTTGTCGTTACCGGAACCAATGTTAATCCATCAACCACCGAGAAAAATGAAAATCCTGAATATGACGCATTTCCATTATTATCAAACAATGAATAATACCAAGGGTCATTTTTTGGTGATGAAAAATCAATAACTGAAGCGTCAACTGATTCGGCACCATAAACATTCGTTGAAGCGGAAAACCCTAAATTAGTCATCGCCGAATAAATAGTTCCTGGTATAGCACCATAATAACTAATTGAATTATCTTCACTACTTGGAGTATTAATAACATCAAAAATTTGACTTCTTAAGTCAAAAGATAAACTAGATGTTGAACCGTCAAACTGTTCGTATTGACTATTTAATTTTGTTAATATTTCAGCAGGAATTGCTGTTTGGTCTAAAATAATTGAATTAATATCATTATTACAACCAGTAAATGGAATTAAGAAGTCAATTGTTTCAATTTCAATACATTGTTCAACACAATCAATAGTAGTAGCACTAACACAATTAAAATCAATTGTTGAAGGATCAACATTCGCTTTAGTTGTAATAGTCCATGATGGACCCGCATCATATCCCGATAACCCTAATACTCTGGTTACGAATAATTGGTTTGATTGTTGTAAATATGATTTCGCGATATACGCCGCTTCATATTTAGGAATTTGTGTATTTACAAATTTTTCAGGTGATGTTCCTCCAAAATAAGTTCTGAATTCATCGTAGTTGCGAATAAATATTGGTTCAAAAGCAGGTCCCTTTAAGGTTTCTCCTACCATCCCCAACGTCGTCACACCAACGCTCTGAGCTACATAACTTAAATCAACCTCTGAAGTATAAACACCTGGCGATACAAATACTTTACTGTTTGTTGATGTTGCCATTATCTTTTTAGGTTTTTAATTTTTATTTATTTTTTATATAAATATCAACGAAAATCCTAAAGTGCTTTTTTAATTATCAACTATTTATAAAAAAAGAAGAAAAAAGTATATCATGGAAAATAAAGACAAAGAAATCAAAAACTTGAAAATTTCTAAAGAAACACACGAAGTACTAAAAAAGTATTGTGAAAAAAGGGGGATAAAAATCTACTGGTTTTTAGAAAAACTTATTCTTGACAAATGTTCGGAGAATAAAGATATCTACGGTGAAGATTAAATTAATTGATTGGAAATTTTAATCGTTGAAGGAATTGTATCATCCAATTTCTCAATATCAATCCTTAATACATCATTTGTATTAATCTGAATCGTATTGATATTATTTCCGTAATAATCATCATTTATATATACATCATAATTATCAACATTCAAGGTTTCACCAATAGTTAGATTTGTTGTATAATACAATGTTTGTTGTTTAACAAATTCACCCAAATCATATTCAAATATAAAAGTATTTGATTCTTCAATATTCTCTTTTCTTCTTGAACGTTTTTTAGGTTCGTCATTTATTTCATACATCTTCATTACCCTCGTTATTGCCGGTGATACCTCAAATTCATTCTCGTCAATTAAAAAACCCAACATCGTGAATTCATAACTCTGGATATAATATTTTCGTTTTTCATTATCCATAACCGATTCATCGGAAATATTACCCTGAATAATCGGAATATAATGACCCTTAATATTTCTATATGCTTGTCTTGATGCGAACTTCTCCAATACAGTTTTATTGAATTCATTTAATTCACGCATTCTATTACACACAATTTTAACCTGGAATGTAATATCAACCGGTACTGGTTGTGGAATCTTATATATATCCATACCATTACGTTGACCATCCCAAGTTGGTACTTGAGCATAAAAATATTGTCTTCTATTTGGTATGTTATATATCAACGCCGGATTTGTTCCAAATTTAACCTCCGGAATTCTAACCACCGTAATAAAGGGGGGTTCAACATTCTTATCCAAATTTTGAATATCCCACGTTTCGGTGAATTGCGACCAGTTTTGGGTGGTAACCAATATATCAATCATTGGAATAACTTTACCATCAACAACAACTTTTAGATCTTCCTTAACAAAATCTAAAAATCCTTTATCTAAATCCGCATGTAATAATGATTTAGGTAGATAAGTACCATCTTTATTGATCATATCAACCAAATCTTGTCTACGTTGAAGTAAAGTGTTTGGTTGTGTTAAAGGTATGTTTTTCTTAATCTTTTTTGGTAGTCCCATGATATAGATAAATATTATGGATGTTTGTTTTATCTACTTAACCGAACGTTGTTAGTTTTAATCCCTCCAAATTAAATGTGTTTTTCAACCAATCTAAAATTAATTGTTTATTGAAGTTATAATCATTACCAAAAATTTGTTCAATTAATTTATATATCTTAAAATTGAAGAAGTAATAACCTTTTTTGTCTTCTTGATCTTGAGTATAATACGTAAAAACAACATTTTCATTATCATCTAAATATAATGTTTGACCCCCCGACTCAATTGGTTTTATTTTATTATATCCGGATAAAATTAAATAAGGTTCATCAATAAAGGTTTGGTTAATAATATCTTTACCAAACATTTCTAACGATTGGTTTAATCCCAATTTTTCAACAACTAATTTAATCTTCTTATTCAGTTTTTCGTTTTGTTGTTCCGTTATAATAATTTTCATAATCCCCTAAATTCGTTATCCCCAACAGCTGAGGCAATTATTGTCCTATAGAATGGTCTTGTTCCGGCATAAGTGTGTCTATTATCTGAATTCACCCTTCCATCATTATTAACAACATAATAACGAACCCTATTTTCATTTTCGTAATATCCAATATAATCACCAAAACTAATATCAATATCCAAATCATCCAAATGTTGTTGATAAACACTAACCTTAAGATTTCCTGGTTCAAGTTGATTTATTTTAGAATTTCCAACATTTCTATTCTCAGGTTGAAGGATTTGTACATATCCATTAAACTCAACTGGTGGTAAATATTTAATACCATCGGATAATGTTTCACCATATACATCATCGGTTTTTGTTTTTAATCGGTCTATTCTATATAATACTAGGGTGAAGTTCAGATCAGACAACCATTCTTGTCCAAGTGAAATTTCTAGGTCGTAATCGGCCCCTGAAAAGAATTTATTTAATCTGGTTATTGGAACTTTATTATTATTTACTGGCATAAATTTTTTTACGTTTTATAAATTTATGTATTATTTTGTGTGAACAATTAAATATTCTACCAATTTCCACCTGACTTAAACCGTTTGATAGGTAATCTTTAATTTTAACCTCGTCTAAATTATATATATTAGATTTTGGTTTATTAATATTATATTTACGTAAATTTTTGTTAATAGTATTAATTACACAATTATATATCACCGATAATTCTTTAATTGTTTTATTTTGAATGACATATAAATCAAATAACTCATCTTTTTCTATTTTATATTTGAAATTAGGATTCCGTTCACCTTTATTATTTTTAGACATTTTTTTTCTAGATTCTTCGGTATGTGTTTTACCTAACATAGGGTTGAAGGAACCACCGTCATGGAGATTAAGTATCTTCATGTTTAATTCACGACATTTTTTTATTTCATTAATTTCGGATTGAAGTAATTCTTCATAGGTATCGAACGATTCGATAAGTCTAATTATTGGTTTTAATTCATTTTTCTTTAACTCGGCAAACCATTTTTTTGTTAAATAATTGGTTGGATTACATAGATGTCCCGATAATCTTTCTTTTAAACTATTTTTAGTTATCCCAATATACTTTAATTCATCAGTTATCGGACAATATAGACCATATAATTTATTAATATTCATCATTTATAAATATCAAATAATTTATATTTTTTAATTAAAATATTTTTTTAGTTAAAACTCGTATTGATAAATATAACATGATTGATTATATTTCACTTATAATTTGAATATTTTGGATAATAAAGAAGTTGAAGTTATTGAATCAAAAGCCTTGTCCCTCCTTGAGAAATATGACGGAGCTAATAACTACATCATAAAGTTAAAACAAAAAAAGGAATCCAACAAACATTTTATCCCAACTCGTTCACAATGTGATTATATTATCAATTATTCCAACACAACACCAAAAATAGCAAAAAAATGGGTTGAGTTAGATACATACTTCGCACAAAAATTCTCGGAAGATAAATTATTACCAAAAGTTCCGGAAAATATATGGATTGAAAAATTATTGGTTGAACGTGATAAGTCTTATCATGTTTGGGGAAAATTCTTCTCCGGTGATACCAACCAAGATTTGTGGCTACCAAAAACCGCATTAATAAAAACGCAAGAAATTAAGAAGGTTGAAATTGATTATTCAAAATATGATCACCGACCACCACTTAATCACCAGAAGGACGCAATTGAACGTCTTGTATCTACCAAAAAATTTATTTTGGCAATGGATATGGGCACTGGAAAATCGACTTGTGCTGTTATCGGTGCATTGGAATGTAAATCAAAAAAGATATTGGTTATTTGTCCTGCATCACTTAAACTAAACTGGCAACGTGAAATTGAATTTTATTCCGATAAATCCATATTCATTTGTGACGGGAAATCTTTTTCATTGGATCATGAAATTGTGATATCCAATTACGAAATATTAAAAAACTTTTATGATCTTAAAGACCCAAAAAATTCATTGTTAACAAAAGCAAATTTTGACTTGGTGATAATTGATGAATCCCACCTTATTTCCAATAGTCAAGCGGGACGAACAAAAATCATAACAAGTTTTGCCAAAAATATTGAACGCGTTTGGTTATTAACGGGAACACCAATAACAAATAGACCAATAAATTATTATAACCTATTAAACCTTGTTGATTCACCGGTCGCACAAAACTGGATGGCATATGCGATAAGATATTGTGAGGGATACCAGTTCAACGCAGGAAAACGTAAAGTGTGGAACGTATCCGGAGCTTCAAACCTAGATGAATTAAGAAATCGTACATCCAGAAATATATTAAGGGTACTAAAAGAAGATGTATTGGATTTACCTGAAAAAATTATTAACCCGGTTTATTTAACAATGAAGTCAAAAGAATATGAAGCGGTGGTTGGGGAATATTTTGATTGGTATAACACCAAAAAAGAAGAATCAAAATCGTTGACAATCCAATTTTCAAAATTGATGAAGGTTAGACAAATCATCGCACAAGAAAAAATTAAACACACAATTGAGTTAGCACAAAACGTTATTGACCAAGATAAAAAGGTCATCATATTTACAAACTTCACCGATTCATTAAGACAAATCCATGAACATTTCGGAAAAGAATCTGTATATCTTGATGGATCGTGTTCAAAATACCAACGACAAAAAGCGGTTGACGACTTCCAGGAAAATGATAAGATTAAGGTGTTTGTCGGAAATCTAAAAGCAGCTGGTGCCGGAATAACGTTAACCGCTGCCGAGGTGTGTATAATGAACGATTTATCCTTCGTACCATCCGACCACCAACAAGCGGAAGATCGTGCGTATAGATATGGTCAAAAGAATTCCGTATTGATATATTACCCACTTTTTGAAAATACAATTGAGGGGATAATATACGATATGTTAATCAATAAAAAGAATATTATTGATACCGTAATGGGGGATAATATCAATACAGGTGATGTTGTTGAAGAAATCATGCGTAGAATCAATAATATTTAACCATTTCAGAATATTTATATAAAAATATTGTATCCAATGGGTAAATTTATAATAGAAGAATCGGAAAAAAAAAGAATATTATCATTACATAAAAAATTGATTAGTGAACAATTAAACAATGATAAGGAAGATGTTGTATTGACTTACACTAGTCTTAAACGAAAAGGTAATACAAATGAAGTTTATTTCAACACTATTAAATTAAAATACCACGGTGCTTTATATGTAAAATATTTAGATATATCCAATATTATTAATGAATTATATAGTTCGGATAGATTAGGTAATATCATACTTAAAATTCAAGAAGATTGGATTGATAACCCAAAAGGTTTAAAAGGATTTTCTGGTGAAATTTCTGATTATATCACCAATTATAATAATATTACACTAACATCTGGGTTTGAAAATTACACTTCAGTTTTGGTGGAAATAGATGATCGTATTAAACGATTAAGACCTTATACTAAAATGATTGAAATTGAAAAAAGTAAAGGAATAAATATAAATGAACCAGTTATTGAACTTAAACCAGAAATTATAGATATAGTAAATAAACCTATTAGCGATAGGGATGTTATAAATGAATTAAATAAAACCATAAAGGAATCTATAGCTTCAATCTATAAAAACGGAAATACTTGGTCATATACCCGTGATGGTGTTATTAACATTTACACCCTTGAAGAATATGGTATTGAAGATGATAATTGGTCGGTACTTAACTACTTTAATTCATCAGCAACACCTAAAAGAATAAAAGAATTATTTATTAAAAATACAAATATAAATCCTGGTGAATCGCAAGAAAGTCTTGATAAATTAAAAGGATGGATCATTAAACATAAATACTCCTTATTCACAGACAAAGGTGGTAGGGTATTTGAAAATCTTATAGACCCACAAGTTGGTGCTTTAAGACAAGGTAAATACAATGAAGTAAAAGCTTATAACTTTATTGACAAATTGTTAGAAAATCCAAACACACCATCAATAATTAACACTTTAAGTGAAAAATTCGCCGGTTATAAACTATTACCTCAAGAAAAAGCGGGTAGTAAATTAGATCGTTCAGGTGTTGATATGACTTTAGTTAATAATAGTGGTGATAAAATCTATATCCAAGCAAAACCAAATACCAGTGTTGATAGAATTAAAAATAGCGATGGTACAATATCATACCTAATTAAAAGTAGTTCAGTGTATAATCTAGATAGAATACCAAAAACTAAATATTTTATTTTTGTGTCTGATTTAGAATGGAAAGATCGTGAAAATAAAGATATCCCGGACGATAACAAGAAAAGTGATAAAAGAGGTGTTATCTGTTTTGAAAATAGAAAAGGTCAATTTTTAATTAACAAAGATGGGCATCATATAAAATTCAACTACCCCCCAGTATTTTGGGATCCAAATTATTAAATAAATAAACAATATGGCGATAATATCTGAAATTGAAAAATCAAAACTCTATAAACGAGTTTTACACCTACTAGGTGCTCCACTACGTTCAGTGGAACTGGAGGATGAACAAATGGATTCGTTATTGGAATTGTCCATTGGTGATTATTCACAATATATTCAAGACTGGTTAATTGAAGCACAATGGACTTCATTAGATAACCTAAATTTAGATACCGAATCATTATCAAGGGCATTCATCACAAAAAGCCTTAACTACGAAGAACGTTATACATACGCATACTCAAAAATTGTCGGACTTCAAGCTGGAGGTGAATGGGAACTTAAAAAAGATTTTGTTCAATTAGCACCAAACCAACAAATATATGAAGTACCAGCAGGTCGTGAAATTAATGAAGTATTATGGTTCACACCACCCGCATTAAATAACCTACTATTTTCACCATGGACTTTTGGTTCATTGGGCGGAATGGGTCTTGGAGGTCCTGCAGGTTATTCCCAAATGGGTATGAGCGGTTCATACTTCATGATGCCAGCATTTGATATGTTGTTAAGACTACAAGATATAAACCTAAAACGAAGAATCGTTGGTGGTGAACTAACATATAGAATCACCGCACTACCAGAAGGAAAAAAAGCTCTACACCTAATGAATACACCTGGTGGTAAATTTGACTTCGGTGATGCCAACCTAATGAAGGGTAAAGTATGGTACTGGTATTATGATACCCACGGTAAAGATAAAGATAAGTGTCTTAAAGATAACCCGGATATTATTAAACTACCCTCAGATGTACCTTTTGAAGAAATGAGTTGGGATGACCTAAACAACCCAGCTCGCCAATGGGTTAGAAGATGGTTCGTTGCCTATTGTAAAGAAACCCTAAGTCGCGTTAGAGGTAAATATGGGGGGAACCTTAAAACACCAGATTCAGAATTAACAATGGACTACCAATCATTGGCAACAGAAGCCGCAAATGAAAAGTCAAAATTAATTGAAGAACTAATAGGTGCTGAAGGTAGATTAACACGTCTTAAACCAGAAAAAGTAATGGAACGTGAAGCGTTAATCGCCGAAAACTTAAATAAACAAAAGAAATTTACCGCATTTCCAAGACAAATATATATTATATAATGAATAATAAATCTAATATAATCCGCAAACAAATTGGTGATAAACATTATACAAGTAATGTATATATCGTTCGTACCCCAGAATATAGAACTAGAGGTGAAGAAGTGATCCTAGTTAAAGATGT